GAATGAACCTCCATATCTTTTTAAACGAAGTGATTTATCTTTAAATTAATTAAAAATAAAAAATAATACTTGCAATCGTTGATATTTTACCACTATTAAAGCGTTGACAAACTTATTTTGGATATCTGCTATAAATATACAAGATTTGTAAATCAGACCCTAATTTTATTTTCGTTCAACTCATTATTTAAACTAATAAAAAACCTCGTTATTCAACACTTTAATAAGTTTAGAATAACGAGGCATCTATTATTAGCGGAGAGTGAGGGAGTTTAGAAACCCCATAACACCAGTGTTTAAGCCATTTCGTTGGCGTACCGTTGGCATAGATAAAAAATGTCATGGTTAGAATCTCTAGCTGACGGATTCCTTGTCACTACGTAATCAAATGTCACCGATAAACCGACCCATCTATTCATTTAGGTGGGTTATTTTACGCACAAAAAAAGTAGCCATAACCCGAATAGAGTTATGGCTAGATCATTTGTATATATAATACACCAATCCCCCTATTAAATGCAACTACAAAAATTGATTTTATACGATTTAAAAACACAAAAATAGGGCAAGCACATAAGTGCCTACCCTTAATATAATCACGTGGTGGTAACAAATCATAGTAACAACTTATTAACTCTACTTATATTATAGCATGTCTAATAAACTTCTACTACTCTTAAACGTTCGTGCCATACCCAACCATTATTATTGTGCGAGTATACTCGACACCAACCGTCTAAAATTTCAAAAATGTAAAAGTCATCATATCCAGCCTTATAAACTTCGTTAGTTAATGACCACTTGTAATTTCCTTTTTTACCACTACGTTTAGCAATAGTTGCCCCATAATGGTCAACTCTACCTCTAAACTTGCACTTTTTACTCCAAGAAACTTTGCTAGGTGGAATACTTCCTACCTTCAAACCACTTGTTTTCTTAGCATTCGTTTTTTGATTAACAGTTTGTTTATCAGCTTTGTTTTTTAGATTTTCTCCACCACCCGGTTTGTATACTTCTGTAATTCTTAAACGTTCATACCAAACATAGCCGTTGTTACTAGCACTGTATACTCTAGCCCAACCATCTCTAATCTCGTACACATAGAATACGTCTCCTTGACCGTATACTTCATTTGTAAGAACCATTACATTGTTATGGTTAGGTCTACAAATTGTAGCGCCAGCATTGTCTGCAACTGCTTTGAAGTATGGTTGGTTGGACCACGTTAATTTTTTAGGTGGAATGCTGTTTAATTTCAATGATTGACCTTTAGATGGTGATTTAGGTTTTACGTCTCCAATTGTGGTTAAATCAACACTGTCATCTGCAAAATCTGGAACAATAAAATGTGTTAATCCACTATAGTTATCTGTTCTTAATTTAGCTGGTGAATTAGCATTTCCATCATAGTTTTGTTCTAATATTGTGAATGAGCTAGTACCTCCACTGTTATCCCACACTAGGCCTGTGTGACCCCATTTGCTATATATTCCCTCTGTGTACACAGCAATAGCTGTTACAGGTGGGATATAGTTAGGCGTGTTTTCGACCACTTTCCAGCCTTTAGGCAATGCGTTGACGATGTGTAAGTCTTTAGCGTTGCCCCACATTCTATAGCCGTCTGCTACGTGGTAAACAAAGTCTGTTATAAGGTCTACACATTGATAAGCGAAAGCATTATCAAAGTCGATGTATTGACCTTTTAGGCTATTCATATACTTGATAGCTTCTCTAAGCTCAACGCTAGACTGTGGCGATTTTGTCGGTTTCTCTTTAGTTGGTTCTGATAAATCTTTAGATGGTTCTTTGTTACTATCTTCCTTAACACCATTGATATATTTAGCAACTTGTTTATCAAAATTACTAATATTCCTAGAATAACCAGCAGCTTGTAATAAATTGCCTGGATCTACTTTATCTGATTGAATATCTTGATGTCCTGGAACTTCTGTTTTATAGTCTATTTTCCAATAATTACATAAGTAAGCCATAACACGTGCCATATTATCTAATGACTTTTTTGAACGTGCTTTATCATCAAAATAAGAGCCTTCAATGCCGAAAGCAGCATCATTTGCATCAGCATTATACCAATTATTATCAATAGGTGTATTATATAATACGTGCCACGCCTTTTCTGTCACTGGTATACAAACTATGCATTCTTTATCGTCTACGAAAATATGCGCGCTAGCAACCAATGACCAATCAATATTATAACTGTTTTTATAGTAGTTCACGTTATCTTGTGCTGTAGTGTTTGGATTTCCTGTGTCATGAGCAACTGCAAAAATTGGCTTACCACTTGTTAGTTTCTGCCCACTTCTTCGTGTACCTATTGGTAACCAGTCATATCTAACGGGTACGCCATTCCATTTTTCCGTCATTTCACATTACCTCCACCAATTTTATTATCGCTTTCTTTAGTAGTACCTTCACGTGTGCGTAACGTTTCCCAAATACCTGTAGCCATCAGCCCACTAATTAATCCAGCTAATAACCGACCAGCAATAGATAATTCAGTTACTATTTCTGGAATAAAGGCAGTAACACCACCTACCACAACACCTATCACCATTGAAATGATTGGTATGATATTTTTCGGAATTGCTTTTGTTCGTTTTATTACTTCTGTTAATGCAATTGTGATTACTGAAATAATTCCTGCAAACGCTATAATTTGTTCCATTTATAAAAACCTCCATATATATAATAAAAAGCCGACTCAATGAGCCGACTCTAAAAGAATACTTGCGCAAAACCTATCGCTGCTGCAAAAATACCACCTAACGCCGTTATGATGGCAATTGTTACTTGAACAGCACCCATTTTCTTTTCTTTAGTTGTTGCCTTAATTTCCTTTATTGCATCTGTGTTTGATTTTGTTTGCGTTTCAATATTAGAAACACGCTTATCAAATCCAGTTAAATTGCTATTAATCTTGTCTAAACTATCTATCATTTTATCTTGTTGTTTTATCGTTTGTTCGCCTCGTTGTTGATCTAACTCTAACTTTTTATCTAGTTTATGGTATAAATCTTTTAACTCTTGGTCGCCTCTGTCAATGTACTGATATATTTTTCGTTCACGTGTATTAAATACATCATGTGTAACAAACTTATTTTCGTCTACCATATAACTCCGCACCACCTACAAACGATGTAACACCAGTCCACGCTGTCAATATTAAAAAGTTGAATGGTGTTAGCCAATTTAAGTTATTGTACAACCCGGCGCTCGTCATAACGAAGTAGAATATCGACGAGGTTAAACCGCCTACAAAGATGAAGAAATAATATTTGCTGTTTTCTTCCATACTTGTCACAAACAATGCACTCATAGTATATAGAAAACCAGTAACCATAATTATTAAACCCCATAACCAAATAGGCATAATTTCATTTAAAGCTAGATAAAAAGCCGAATCTTTCAATATTGTTTCTGGACTTGTAAACCAAAGTACACCCCGTCCAAATATAGTCGAACCTAGTAGTAGGGATTGAGTGATTAACAATATTTCTTTTGTGTCTAACTTACTAATACTAAATGTCCTTTTCATTCACTCACCCACTTTCTATAAAATAAAAACCACAAGCTATTCAGCCTGTGGTTGTTCTGGATAATCTTCGCCAGTAATTTTTTTGTATTCTTCTTTTGTCAGTGCGTCTAACTCCACATAAGTTTGAATATCCTCGTTTGTGTAGCAGTTAATGTCATAGAACCATTTAATACTTTCGAATGATGGATACATTTAAATTTCCCCTTTCAATTTGGCAATCTCTAACATTGTATCTGCTTGCTGTTGTTCTAACATTTGAATGCGTTCATCTTTTTTACTTGATTCGATTACTGCACTTGCCAGTTCTTTTTGTGTCTTTTGCACCTGTGCAGCTGTTTTTGTAAGTTGTAAAGTTGTTTGTGCCATCTGAACCTCTACGTTTGATGGTACGTAAACATCTTCTTTTTCTACATATTCATCGCTTAACACCACTATACCAGCATCTGTCATGAGGTATTTATTAGGTTCAAAGTGGTCAAAGAAGTTTTCTGGTAGATTAGCCTCGTCAAATTCAATACCATTTGTAACTGATCCAATGACAACGTATGAAGCGACGTATCCGTTTTCAATTAAAAGTTGCATTAATAAACACCCACTATCTCTTGCACTACAACATAATTTGCATCATATTGTGGTGACCCTGTTTTCACATTAAACACGTTATTGTGTGTTACTATTACGTCTTTATCGGATGTGAACTTTAACCCCATCTCGTATAAAAAAGCATTGTCGCCTGTGCTGTCAGTTAGATTTGAATCCTGAATAGATATTATCTTCCCACTATCAACATGTGCAAAAAGTGTCTTACCTCCACCTGGATAACGATATTTCAACATGAGATAAGAAAACTCACTATAATTGTTTGATAATTGAAATGTTGTATTTCTCTCTCTAGCATCGCCAACAAATATCTTTTTATCTTTTTTCTTATACGTGTTTGACAAGTAATTTTTTAAAGTCACATCATAATCATTTAATGTCGTATTTAAAAACATCTCACTAATCAAATTGTCAGTTTCATATATTTGCGGTATTTTCTTCCAACCTAAATCAGTACCAGCACCTTGAATGTGTTTCACATATATATTGCCAGTATCAAGGTTAGTTATATATATTTGTTGTTGGTTTAAAGAATCTTTATAAATGTCAATAAATGCCGGGTATGTTTCTCCACTTGTTTCAATAATTTGTGGTGTACGTGCAATCGTTTCATCACTTGGTATTGTTGTTGTGTAATAACCTGGTGCTAAGTTTGCTACGTCTTCTGATAATTCATCTAAAATGATTCGTGTACCGTCAAAAGCAGTTAGAGCGTATTTTTGCCATTGTTCAGTGTCTGCTTTTTTGACGAATAATTCAGAATCTACTTGAGATTTAAAATCAGAAATCATTGTTGAAACCTCTGTACTTTTATCATTTAAAAATTGTAATTGAGTTTGTCCAGTAGTGTTGATGTCGTTTATAGAATTGTCTTTATTACTGTTCAATTCTTGTAAAGCATCATCTTTAGCTGTGTTAATAGTATTTACACCAGTTTCGCTAGCTTGTTGGACTTTAGTAATATAATCATCAATATTCTTATAAGCATCTTCAATGTTTTGTACTTTCTCTTTTAAACGATTTTCAAGTTCTGTGTACTTACGAATATAAGTTGTTTTATCAACTGCGGGTATTTGGTTAATTAGTGCGTCTTGTATAATAAATGTGAAATCAACTTCGGTCACTGTGTCCTCTTTATTGTCTACACTTATATACACTTGAGATTCTACCGTTCCAGTGTGATCTAAAAACTCATTAGGTATCTGATATTCACAAATACCGTTGAGTTCGTCCGTTACTTCCACATCATCAACAATCCAGCTGCCATCTTTTGCCTTTAAATATATCATTACATTGGTGTTTACTTTACCAAGTGGTAATACGTTGTTATTTCTTGTTACATTAAATCTCAATATAGAAGTGTTAATATCCATATTGTAGAAATTAATTTTTGTGTCTTGTTTCTGTTGATAATATGCGGATGTTTCTAATTTTAATTTACCAATTTTAGATATAGCCATATTAATTAGTCACCCCTTCAAATTTAACCTTTTTACCATTAACATCTCTTATACCGTAAAAGTTACTATCTGGATTAAGAATTGTAATGGGTGCGCCACCTGTGTCTATATTCCATACACGTACATCTGTACAATCTTCCGATATTCTAACGGCATCGAGGTATTTTTCGCTTGCGTTTCTAATAAAGTTATTGGTTACTGTAGAGTTATGTGATTCGATTAAGTAAATGCCACCGATAAACCAAGTTTCACTTGAATTTAAACCGTATGAATAAACAGAATTGTTATCTACTTTGATAAATTTAGAACCTAAAGAAACACGTATACCATCCTGCCCAGTTGCATATACTTGATTACTTGCAATAATGGCATGTGATTGAGTACTACCCGTTTCCAAGTTTTTGTTATTCGCAACAAATATACCAATAGTATCTGTGTTACTTACCATGTTATTCATGACCATTAAATGCCATGTGCCATAACACTGTATACCGATACTTGATTGAACTACGTTATTGCCAATCACTTTAACTCGTTTAGCTTCTGGTATATACACGCCAACTGATTTGATGTTTTTAAATGTATTATCTTTTATTTCGACAATATCAAACGATTCATTTTTGTTCGGTACTTTCTTATTAGGATATGCAGATACATGCACACCTATTTTTTCAATATTAGTAATAGTGTTGCCAATAACTCGTAAATTCTCCCCTTGTTGAGCAGAACCCATTTGCACACCTTGCGCATTATGTGAAGATGTATAACCACCAGGAGTTGGTGTGGCAAAGATACCGCCGTTACATTTATCAATTACGTTACCTTCAATCAATGTGTTTTTAAATTTATAAACACGTAACGCAAAGTTCGTTGTTCCTTCGATAAAATTATTTTTTATAACTACGTTAGAAACCCATTCATCGTATACAGAAAAGTGGTCGCCAACTGCTGTAGCGTAACTTGGATAATTTCTTGATGGTCCAAAGTAACAATTTTGAACTACAACATTTTTAGAAGGTGTACTATCGTAAGATGAACCTTTAATATCACCTATGCCAATTTCTGCAGCTAATGATACTTGAATAGCTTCTTTGTTATTGCTCTCTGGGTCTTTTTGTCCTTTAAATGAACAATGATCTATCAATACATCTTTACAACCGTTTAAATCTAAAGCATGGGTAGTGTGGACATCTAATATTGTACAATCTCGGAACGTAACATTTTCGGCATGACCTAACACAATTCCATTCATTGATTTATTGATTTCATGGTTGCCGTCAAAAGTGATACCATAAAATTTCAAGTTTCCATTGCCTTCGTATTTTATTGGTGACTCACCTTCTACCAAGTTAGTAAACCAACCCCCAGCATTATTAAACCGTTTCAATGTTGCACCATGTCCGTATATTGTAGTGTTAGGTGGAATGATTAAACGTTTTTCAACGTTATATATGCCTGGTGGTAAGATTAAGGGACCGCCACCTCGTTCTTTGTTCCAATCTAACCAAGCCTGCAATCCTTTGAATGAGCCTTTTTCTTCATTTACATACACACCGTCAAAGTCTAAAGCACTTTTGATTATTTTAGATTCTTCTAAGTCGTTAGCAACTTTCTCATTACTTTGGACATGATCTAAATAATCATCTCTTAATCGTTCAGCTAGCAACGGCTTTTGAACGCCTTTAAATGTGACCCTTGCGTCACTTACTTCTGCAATTCCGTTACCGTTGTTCGCAATGATGATATTGTCATAGGCTGATTTCATTCTATCTATTTCTGTTTTTACATTATTTCTATCGTAATCAATTTGTACTGCATTGTGGGCGTGCTGTTCTTCTTTTTTATGATATTCAAAATCTCGCTTGAAATAACTGAAATTATCAATTAATTGTTTGAAATTATGAATCGTTTTAAATCTGTAATCTTGCCCGATTTCTATCGGGAAATTTAGATAATAGTTAATCATACATTGCCCTCACTTTCTAAATTCGTTATACGTTCTGTTAGCTTTTCAATTGTTTGATTCATATTACTTATAGTAGATTCAAGTTCAGATACTTTAGTGTTCAACTCAATAATGTTGTTTGTATTATCTTTTTTGTCGTAATCGATGATGCAATCGACACTTGTCATTGGTAAATAAATTTCACCGTTTGAATCTTTTAAATATCTGTTGTTATATGATTTAGTCATCTAGTATCGTCACCCCGACAATGTCTGAATAATTTTCGGTAATAAAATAAGGCGATGCCCCAATGGACTCGCCTTTGCCAATATTGCTTATTTTTTTAATATTTCTATTTATGCGTTGTTGTATTTTTATAATATCTGTAGGTGAGTTACTAAAATCAACCTCAACTGGTTGGTTTACCAGTGGGTGTGATTCTGTTAATTTAACAACTTTCAAATCTAAGTTATAACCCAATGGTTGATGAATGAAATGTATCATGTGGTTTTCATGGATATCGTCGTTTCTCAAATAGTGTTTTTCTTCAAAACTACCTAAGTAGTTTGTCGATACTTCCACTGTGGGTTGATCGTTCAACTGTGCCATTAAATTTTTCTTCAATTCTTCGCTATCTAATGCGTTATCGTCAAACACAGTGGGCGCTTCTGAGAAGCCAAATATTTCTTTGTTTTCAGAAGTATGCTCTGCGTAGGCGTGGTATAAATCACTGCCTTTTAAAACTGCTGTTAAGTTTAAAGTTGTTGATTTCTCTGTGCCTACATACATGACTGGTGCTGTTTTATATTCTTTAACATTGGGGTCTGGACCAATAAATACTGCTTTGAATACATGCTTACCTTTTGTTAGGTTACGTGCAATTATGATTGATTCTGAATTAGCTGTATGACTATAGCAACTGTATCGTTCTATTTTTTTACCATCTATATAAATATCTAACAAACCACCACGTGATAATTTTTTTAGTGTCCATGTTAATGTTTCATTGCCCCATTTACAATTTAATTCCTTTTCATAATAAGCGCCGACTTCTTGTGTTCGCCAAGTACCTTCTTTAAAGAAGTTACCGTTGTAAGTTAAGTCTGGTGGTTTAACTGGGCTGTAGTTTTTTGTTTCTGCTTTGGTTTTCTTTTTGCCGTAACCTTGAATATAAGTCCTAACATCAGTTGTTGAAGTAGTTGCTTGTACTTCACTTGAATTGTATTTATATATCAGCGGTAAATCTGATAATTGATAGAAGTTTGCATCATCATAAATATATATTTTTTTATTATCTGCAAAGTATATATAGTCGAACAACTCAGCACCTTCTGTTAAAAATTCCATACCGTTTTTATTACCAAGTTCATCAATAGCAATACGATTATCAAAATTGCCTTTGATTTCATATTTGAAACCTAGTTTGTTATTGTTAAAGCCAAAATCTAAATATTGTTTAAGTGTCATAGTAGGTTTATCTTCTTCTGTTTCTTCACTATTCATTTCTTCGTTTTCTAAATCTTTTTGGATATAATGGTTTTGAAATTCCATAAATATATGTTTTGCGATAATTTCGTTTGTAACGACCAAACCATCGTATTTGATGGAAGTGGATTTAATCACATACTCTTGACCCTTCCAAATCAACAACATTTCATTTAGAAAACTATCGAATATATCGCTATTTTGATTTGTCTTATAGATTGTAAAGCTAATAGAACGTTCGTTGTTTTTTTCGTATTCGTATTTGAAAGATCCATAATCAAAATCCGTAACTATTTCTGCAAACGTACCCTTTTTATTTTTTAATATCAACGTTTCCAAATTATCACCTACCTATATATGAACGGGAATACCCATTGCGTTGTTACGTTTTTAGTTGATATACCGTCTATTTCAATGTGGTTATACCCTGGTGCTAACGTCAACCATTGCCAATTGGTATCTATTCCCACTCGCTTGTTGTCGATAATTGGATGTACACCACTTAACGTAATTGTTTCGCTTTTAGTAATAGATTTTTTATATTCAAACATGTCACCAGTCGTATGATTTGTTACTGTAAAACCTTTAGGTGCATCTATATTTATTAGCAATTTAAACTTGTGTCGTAGTAAAGGATTTATCGTATCGGACGAACCATTGAATATTTGGAAATCAAATGAGTTGTGCTTGTACTTTATTTCTTCATCAGACAACAACCCACCTTCAAATTGCCAATCGCCACTTGATAAACTGAATTCATCTGTATCTTTAAGTGATTCGGAATAGCCTTTGAAAACACTAAACGTTATGGATATTTCACCATTACGACTGTATATATCTTCTATTTCTGTAGCGTTAGGTAAAACTGCGTACTTTTTACCAGGCATATCACTGTGCCATACGTAATAAGGTTCACGTTGGTAAATGATTTGTCGTAACTTGTGTTTGAACAAGTGATAATCATGTATATCAACACCAGAAAACATAAAGCGTAATTCTAATTCAAAAGGGGCGAATGTACTCGCCCCAGTTAACACACCATCAACACCATTTATTTCAGTGGTGTTGCTATTTATTTGCACATCATTTTCTACATAATCTAAATACATAAAATTCTCAAAGTCGGTTAGATTAATTGTCTTATCATTAGTGATTAATTTAACTTCTTTCTTCATTAAGTTAATCCACCTCCCATATTAAACATTGCGTTTACCATATCTTTTCCTTGTTGACGACTTGTATTCTTAGAAATCTTCTTACCATCTAAAGTCATATCTTTACCAGCTGTTTGAGCATTGTGACGTTCGTTGTTACGACTAGATGTTAGTAAGTCTTGCATAGTGTATAACATTTCTTTCAGAATACTGTTTTGTTCCTTAATGTCTGCATTATCTCGTGACAAACGTTGTAATTCTTGTTGTTCATGTGTAGCCACTTGTTGTTTCTCTCTTAGTTGATCAGCATATTGCGATATAGCATCATACACTGCTGTTTGTGTACGGCTGAATATATCGCTTGTGGCAATCTGTTTAAATGCTTGGATAGAAACGTCATTAGGAATAACGGTTTCACCACCACGCATTTGCATGATTTCGCCGCCTTCTTCGAATACTTGGGCAAATCCTCTAGGTGCATTGTTTGTGCCGGTAGCAAATCTTCTAGAACCACTTGGACCCCAACCAGATTTTCCATATGGTAAATCGCGTCTCCAGTTAGAGTTATTGAAGAAAGCAAGTAACTGATCATAACCATTTTTAATATTTTTATGACCTTTGACTGCATATGATTTAAATGTACTTGGCACATATTGTAATAGCCCTTGTGCCGGAGTACCTCGCAGATTATTAATATCTCCGATGTTTCCTTGTGTTACACCGGCGTTACCATTTGATTCACGTTGAATTTGTGACACAATGCCGTTTAATTCTTTGCCCGAAAGATTAACTTTCATTTGTTTTGCAGCTCGTTTGATGTCTGATTTCCATTTGGAAGCTGATTTATTTTGACTGCCCCCACCATTATTTTTTTTCAGCCAATTAGTAGGGTCAAATGCTACACCGTTTTTTCTCATTTCATAGTGTAAGTGAGGTCCTGTACTATCTCCAGCACTTGCACCCTGTCTTGATGGATCGCCGCCAGACAAACCTAAATAAGTTCCTGGTTTAACTTTTTTACTTCCACTAAACGCTAATTTACTCATATGACCGTAAATTGCTTCCATTGCGCCACTCTTAATCCACATACTGTTACCAAATCCACCGTTATAACCAGATTTAGCTGTAGCTGTACCTGCTAATGTAGAGTAGAGTTTACTACCATAACCATAGTTAATATCTAATCCATGATGGGCGCGTGGGAATGGATAACCAGCTTTAGCTGCTTCTGCTGCTGAATTGGCGAAACCAAAGTTAATACCTTTAGATAGGTCGATATATCCGCCGTCGCCTGCGCCTTGTTCTTCCATCCATTTTTTGAAAGTATCTGTTGCAGCTTTTTTAAGTTTACCGAACATTCCGGACATCATATCTCTAGGTAATGATGCTGCTTTAGCAATGCCGAATGCATCCATGTTAACGCCAAAGCCTTCTAGTACTTTGTTAAGTAATTTGCCCGGTTTTTCTATCCAGTCCATTACATCTCCAACTTTATCTTTTAACCAATCTTTCCCTTTGGCTGCAGCTTCAAGTGATTTACTAACAACTGCCTTACCACCATCAACTACTTTAGCAGCACCAGCTTTAGTGCTATCCCAAGCATCACCGAATACATTATCACCTTTTTTATTTTTCTTAGGTTTTTTCTTAGCTAAAGTACCACTCGTAAATCTAGGCAAAGTACCTTTAGAAAACGTAGGATTATTCGCACTCAACATAGCATGAGTTTGAGCGCCGTTCATTACTGATGATCCTTGTGGTAAAAACGTTGTAGTATCTTTGTTAGGTGTAATTGCCATTTTACCATTAGGATAACGTATAGCTTCGTGTCTGAATCCGTTAGGACCATTACCTTTGCCTTTGTCGCCTACAGTTGCAAATGTATCACGAGCAATTTTACCGTTCTTAACAACGTTCGTCGTTGTGTTGGTGTGTTCTGTACCAGTGTGTAACTTGATAGGGTCTATCTTATCCATGTTTAGCTTTCCGCCAACCCAGTTGACACCTTCGATAAGTTTATTCAATCCAGTTTTTACACCTTTAATCATATCTCCAAAGAAATCGCCGATTTTACCAGTTACCGACTTGATAACGTCACCCATTTTGTTCATGACACCAGTGATTTTATCTTTCATTCCAGTAACTATATCAACTGTTCCACTCTTGATGTCCTTCCATTTTTTAGACATGAAACTGCCGACAGCGTTCATTGTGTTGCGTGTCCCTTTAGATAAAGACCCCCAAGCATCTTTGATACCAGACCATAGCGCTTTAGCTTTATTAACCGTTCCGGATTTGATGCTATTCCATTTAGAACTCATGAAACTACCAACCGACTTGAATATTGCAGTCGTACCTTTTTTAAGGTTGTTCCAGGTATTTCTTACACCAGACCATAAAGCTTTTGCTCTTGAAACGACAGCGTTTTTAATGCTAGTCCACAATTTTAACGCAAAGTTTTTGACTGCGTTGAATATTGCAGTCGTACCTTTTTTAAGCGCATTGAATGTGTTGCGAACACCATTCCAAAGTCCTTTAGCTCGGTTTATAACACTATTTTTAATAGCGTTCCAAACTTTAATAGAGAAATTCTTAACAGCATTAAATATAGTTATGACGGTATTTTTTATTCCTTTGAATGTTTTAGCGATACCATTTCTTAAAATTCTAACAATATTTAGTATGCCATTTTTAATCGCATTCCAAACTTTTATGGAGAATGACTTAATAGCGTTGAATATAGTTAGGACAATTCTTTTCACTAAGTTAAAGTTAGATCTAACTTGTGCTACATAAGCTCTAATTATTGCTAAGACACCATTTTTAAGCAACGTCCATATTTTAATGGCTGCATTTTTCATGCCATTCCATAAAGCAGATAAAACGTTTTTTAATGCTTGTATAGGGTGTTGAACAGCAAATTTAATGCCGTTCCATATTGTTACAGCGCTTTTTTTGATGCCATTCCAAATGGCAATTGTGGAACTTTTAATAGCTTTCCAAATATTAATGATATAAGGCTTGATAAAACCAAAGATAGATATTGCTGCATTTTTTATTGAATTCCAAATGCTGATAACTGCATTTCTAAATGTACTGTTCGTTTTCCAAAGGTAAACTATAGCACCTGTAAGAGCAGTAATTACAGTGATAACAATTCCAATTGGTCCAGTCATAAATCTGATTGCTAATCCTAATCCTCGTGTGGCTAATGCAGCTGCTTTAGTTGCTACAGTCCAAACGCCCATTGCTACAGCTGCTATTTTTGTTTTAATAGCATTTAATGTTTGAGAAGTGGTTAAAGCTGCTATAGCATATCTATAACCATTAGCAATGCCTTTAGCAGTTGCCACTACACCATTCCAAATTCCTTGAGCTACAGCTGCCGCCTTAGCTTTAAATGCTTGTGCCATTTGTGCAGCACTCATACCGTTTGTTGCATACATATAAGCTAATGCTACTGATTGAGCGCCACTCACAACACCACGCCATATTGCTACAGCTGCAGATGCAATTTTCGTTTTTGCAGCTGCTAACGCGCCAGCATTACCAAATAACGTTGTCGCACCAGTTGCACCTAATAATGCACCTCTTAATAACAGTATAGGTTTAGCTGCTAATAAAGCCACACCACCAACTGCTGTTAGTACACCAAGTATTTTTCCTAAAATAGGATGTGCATTAGTCATTGTGTTAGTCCATTTAAAGAAAGCGCTACTCATAGTCAATACCGCTGCGCCAACTGGAGCCATACCTTTAACTAATCCCCATAATGTACCTGTGATATTCTTAATCAACGACCACACTTTAGGGCCATTCGCTTCTAGATATTCAACGAATTTTTGGAATCCATCAGATTTTTTCAATCCTTCTGACCATTCTGCAAATCCTTTTGTCACATCTTGTATACCTAATAACACATTATGAGAATGACCACTAAACGCTTGGAACAAACTAATGATTCCTTTAAATACATTTCCAAATATACTACCCACAATAGGTAAGTTTGTTTTTGTATACTCTACGAAACCATTGATTGCTTTAGATCCTTGTACTGAATTTGCCCAATCGTTAAAACTTTGTGCCATATCAGCAAAGCCTTTTGCCGCCCAACCATATAAAGGACTTAATTTATTAAACATCGCTGCAGAACCATTTACAAAACTTTGTGTAGCGTTAAGTAAGTGTTGGAATATCTTAGGACCTTGTGTGTTTAAAATATCAAATGAACGTTTAGCAACTGATGAAGTCTTTGCCCAATTGAGCATCTTACCACTTGCAGTTTCTATTTGAGTTGCAGTCTTAGTAAGGAATGGATTGAGTGTGGTTAAAGCATACTTAGCAGTATTAATGCCATTTGTCATAGTGTTAAATATTGCTGCTTGATTTTGTGCAATTAATCCTTCCCATGAAGTTTTAAGTCCATCTAATGCACCTTTATAGGCTGTAACTTCTTTCGTTACTTTTAATTGTCCATCTTCTAACATTTTAAGTGCATAAGTTGCTTGACCAGCAAATGCTTTAACAGCTATGCCAGCTATACCAAATGCACCACCCATTCCAATTGCACCACCAGCCGCAGCAGTTAACATGCCACCTAATCCAGCACCTAAGCTAACTACCGAACCTAAAATAGGTACGAGAGCAGAGAAGTGAGTTGTCATAACGCCGCCAACTACACCTTGCGTAAGCTCTCCTAAACTACGTAAAGTTGTAGCGATACGGTCCATTTGTTCACGAGCTCCAACCCATGCGTTAGTTGCTCTTCCCATTAATCTTTGTTGGCGTTGGTAAGCTTTTAACTCATCTGTTGTTTCATCAATTCTACCTTGCAATATTTGAAACGCTATAGCTTCTTTGATTAGATCGTTGCGTAATCCTTTAGCCTCTCGACTATTACCTTGTTGAGCACGTTCTAATTCTCTTAAATTACCTTTAAGTAAATCAGTATGTGCTTTTTGTTTTTGCATAGTATGACTTAATTCAGCCAGTCTGTTTTTATAACCACTAACACTTTTTTCTGACTGCTTAAAACGCATTTCAGTCAACTTTGCCTCGTTACGCAATTGACCTAAACTATTTTTAACTTGGTCAGTTGTACGACCTAGTAATTTTTGTTGCGTTTGTGTTTGCTTTAGTTCATTTTCATAATTGTTGAGTTGATTCTCTGCTTGTTGTACTGCTCGACTAGCGTTTTGTAACTTTAACTTCTGTTCATCAGTTACATTATTGCTTTCTTTCATTTGTCGTTGCATGTCGTTTAAAGTCTTGTTACGTTGTTTTAATAAACCTTCTTGTAATTTAACAGCACGACCTAAATCAGTCTCTTGCTTAGCTAATGCTTCTGCACTAACTTCATTCTGTTTGAATTCCTTACGTTGATTACGTAAAGATTTATTTATTGCTTTTAAGTTACGTTCAATAGTGGTTTTGGATGCTTTGAGTGGGTCAACATCCATCGACACCTCTGCACTTAAATTAAAATCTGCCATTCTCTCACCACCTTTTTATAGCATCGCCATCATTTGTTCTGGGCTTAATGCACCAGACTTAGCAACTTTAGATGCTTTTTTCTTACGTTTCTTAGTAGCAAAAATCTTATTGAAGTCCTCCATTACTATTTGGTCAACTTCATGAGGTTTATATTGTGCATCCTCGATAAAGTGTCGGTAAACTTCATAAATATCTTCTACGACTTCGCGGGCTGTTTTGCCTTCGTTGTACTCGCTTTTTTCGTCTGCTTTCCCGTATCGTTACTAGCGAAGATTTTGCTATAAGTTTCAGGTAGTGAGTTTTCAACTTCTAATCCATCAAACACTTGATCTACAGTGAATTTTTCATCGAAAACTTTCACAAGTAAGCTAGCGAATGAGTCATACACTTCGAATGATTCTAATGATGATTCTTTTTCTGCTCTCTCACGTAATTCATCTGCTTCTGATTCGAACGCTTTATACTCTTCTGTTGCTTCAATATCTTCGATTTTTTGGAATAATTCTTCACGTTCTTCGTCCGTTTCAACTTCTGCTAATTTACTCTCTAATTTCTCTTGTTCGTTTAAAACTTTACGGTGTTTACGATATAAAAATTGCATTTCATTCATGAAACTGAATCCACCTTGCAATTTTTCTTCAAATTCTGCTTGAGCTTTCATTGCACCTAAATTTAATCTGTCTTTCACAAATTGCTTGTTCTTACCATCAATTTTTAAAGTTACTTTAGCCATATTTATATATGCTCCTTATAAGTTATTTTTGTATACAAAAATAGACGACCCGTTAAGGTCGCCTTAATTTAATTTATGCTGCTGGTTCGCCATCTTCAGTTGGTGTAGTCGTCACTTCACCATGAATCGCTTTGTAAAATTCTTCTTCACTAAATTCAGGGTCTGCACTGTGAATACGAGCGAATACCAATTTATCTTCTTCACGTTGCATGAATGACCCTTCCATTTCGATCTGGTCTTGTTGTTCTGGTGAATCTTCCATAGTAGAGGCACTTGTACCAGGAATATTGAAATTACCGCGTGTTAAACCGTAGTAGATGAATGAACCATCATTACAACGATATTTCCAAGTTGCAGACACATATGGAGGAACTAAATCAGATTTGTACATTTCGATACCTTTTTCATTCGGCACGCCTAGTAATTCGTTGCGTTCTTCTTTAGTAAGTTCCATTAAGTTAGCTGTTAATGTAGCGCCAGTGATACCACTGAATAAAGAAAATTTTTTAACACCATCAGCGTATACTGGTTCGTTACCTTGTTCTAACTCTAATTCAATTTCTTGTAATCCAGGAACATCTTTTAATTCACCTGCTTCAAATCCATTACCATCTTGCTTACGAATTTTAAAACCTTCACATGTAATTGCTACTTTTTTATCTGCCATAGTTTATTACTCCTTTTTAGTTAAAATGATGTTAAAACTCAACATTTGGTTATAAAGTTTGAAATCTTCATCCTTGCTAAGTTCTCTTTCAAAACAAATACCGTTGATACTCTCGATAATTTCAACCACACGCTCATTTATTGAATGAACATCGTTGATTGATTTACCAAAGGTTTCAACGGCAAATAAATAACGATAATGACCACTGCCACCATCGTTTTCTAATGCATTGCCATTCATGATTTCTGTTAAGCGCATGAATGGTGCTTCTTCTGTTTTTTGATAAGTTTCGGGTATTTCAAATGTGTAAATTAAAGGCTGTTTAGAGCTTGTTTTACGGACTTCATTCATCATTGATACCAACCGTTCATCTTTACGTAATACGTCCCACATACGCACGATAGGGTGCCTAGTCAACGTCGAATACCTTTTCCATAGCTTGACGATAAATTGCTAGTATTGGACCCTTAGCTTGTTCGTGAGATTTACGTAAAAAATGTTGTGGTGGTTGTCCAACTGTACCTCTGACTTTAGTACCAACATCTGGGAAGTGGATATACCAACCAGACTCTTGTCGAGATTTACCCATTTGATAACCAACTTCTTTTTTAGGATAAGTTTCATCCCTTTGGAAGTTAGATATCTTAGTTACATCTCTCGCATGATTTGAGTGTGTTTGTTTATGAGATACTGGTGTATTTATTTTCAAAATACCTTCATAAGTTTTAGATGCGTTTGTAACTGCTTTTTTAGCTTGTTTCTCGCTTTGCCATATCAACTTATTGAGTTTGTCTGATATATCCTTATCCGAATCTCTGCGCTTTGTCATTCAACCACCTCACATTTCAATTGTTGGCGTTCCATATCTTGAAAGTCCGTTTCAATAGTTTTTATTTCATATTGCTTGCCTTTAAAGTCCACAAGTAATCCCGAATGTATATCTGCTTGTTGTCGATAACGAATGATGAATACTATCGTTTCACGTCTTGTGTCTAAGTCCTCGTTTCTAAATTCTTTAATAGTAGTTTTTGACACTTCACAAAACGGCGTAGCGATAGTAGTAGGCATTTCTTCGTACCCACCTTCATCATTAATGTTGTTCTCGACTTTATATATCTTTATTCTGTGTTTGAGTTTGCCGATTTCCATTTTGCATACTCACCCCTTAACGCTTGAATTAACGCAAGTGATGATTGAGGGATTTCGACTTTCTCAAATTGCGTTGTAGTAGAACGATTTTCATAGTGATGTGCTACATGGTTAATAACAGCCAAATTAAAAAGGCTATTCACTTCATCGTTAGATGTGTAAAAGCCTTCGTCATTGGTTACTGCACCTTTAACTTGCCGTTTAGCAGCTGGCAAGTATAAGTGTTGTATTTCGTTATCATCAAAATCATGGTCTACACGTATAGCATTTTTAATGTTCTCTATAGTAAGTTCATACACATGTATCACCTACTTCTTATCTGTACGTTCTAAAAAAGGACCATCAAAACCGTTATCCGATAAAGTTTTTTCAACTTCGTCAGCACGTTTGACAGTCATTTCTACCTCGTCATTTTTCTTTAGTTTTTTGTCTAACTGTTTATCACGATAAGGTTTTACAACTTTAAATTTAGCCATTCATATCCCTCCTATTATGCTTGTGGTTCAGAACCTGTGCCTAAATCTCCAGCAGTACCTGTGTAAGTTAAGAAACGACCTGCTTCTTCTACACCTTTTTTAACATCGAAACGCATATAAGCTGCTAAGATTTGACCGTAGATTTCATTTTCAACCCATTTAACAGAAGCTTGTTTACGGTCTGCAAAGAATACTGCGTATTTTAAGTCGCCAATAAATGCTTTTTTATCGCCTTTGTTACCAAACAATTCATCTTTGATGATAAATACTGGACGACCAAATAATACTGTGCCTGTTGGGCTAGTAATATCTTGTTTTAATAGGTATTGTCCGTTTTTATCTTTCAAAGTATCTAATGCTTGATAGAATGATTGAGATACAACTAATGAAAGGTTGTAAGCTGGGTCGATTTCTACGTTGATGATTTGTTTAATATCATCTAAATCAGCTGTGTTAACCGCTTCGAACGATTTCATTACATCTGCAATGTATTTGTTAGTTGTGTTAACCGCTTGGCGTGCATTATTTTGTGCAACAATGTTTGCTAAATTAGCTTCTGAATCGTCTAATGATTCTTGAGACACTGGAATTTGCCCACGATAAGTCTTAACTTTGTAGTCAATGTCAGTGAATTTTGGTTTAGCAAGCTCTGGGTTTTTCTCTAATTCTTCCACACTAACCATTGTTTCTTGTGCTGGGTTTAAAATTGGGTGTGATCCAGCAGCAGTTGTTACTGGTTGTACGTTAACGAATTTTTTCAAGTCAACGAATGTTTCTGGTAATTCTTCTGGTTGGTATTTAATATCTTCCGGAATGATTGGTTGTGCATCTACCGATTTAACATTGTCACGTTTAGCACCTTTTGATTTTAGGTACTCAACGAAACCTTTCGCTTCATCTGATAGTTGATTCTCTTTGTTTTCTAAAATTTGTCTCGCCATAGAACGTTTGCCCCCTAGTTTCTTTTTCTTTTCTTCTTCTAATTCTTCCGGTGTTTTTTCTTCAACCGGTGTTTCCGGTTTTTCTTCCGGTTGCTCTTTCTCATCTGCTTTAGGTTCTTTGTCAACATCCGGTTTAGCTTCTGCATTTTTTTCAGGCACATTTTCAGCTTCCGGTTTTTCGTTTTTTGCTTCTGTTTCTGTTTTTTCTTTTGGTGCTTCTGAATCACCACTGATTTTTTCTTCAGCAGATACAGAATCAACAATCTCTTTTTGCTCGTTATAAGTATCTTTAGCTTGTTGAATTTCTTCTTTTAACTTACGAGCAGTTTCTACATCACCGTTGTTAACGGCTTTTTGTGCTTGGTCAATTAAGTCATTAATCGACTTCGCTTGTTCCTGTAAAGTAGCCATAAATGTATTGCCTCCTTATTAATTTGTTGAAAATTGGCATAAAAAATAGCCTACGAATCAATTCGTAAGCCTTCCAATTCAAACTCAATTTTCATTTTTTCCAGTTGTTTAAATTTGTCTAACCCTTTAGCTCTTTGGCCAACTGCAACCGTTGTTTCTTGATATGCTGGTATTGTTACAATGCTTACTTCAATCAGTTCATCAATTTTGTTGATAGTTTGTACATACTCGCCATCTATTATTGACCACGTTCTAGCAGTATCATCGTTTGGTGGTAGTGTAAAAAAGAAACTACACTGATTAACGTTACCGGCTTTGATATTTTCGTAAATATCTTTAGCGTATGATGTGTTAGGTAAGTAACATTTAAAGTACAAACCCTTACTGTCTAGCGTAAGTTCTAATGTCTTGGCTTGTGTACGTCCTACAACTTGATTGAAATCATGATTGATTAAGCACTTAACATCTGATATATCTACTTCGCTTAGTGCATTCGGATTAATTATTTCTTTAAACCCTCCTAAGTCGTCGCTCAATGTATCAAATATAATTGCATAACCTTCCACAACCATTTCTTGTTGTCCTGTATCAATCTGACTGTTCGCCACTCGGTTCACCCCCTTTTTGTAGGGAATCAATATTCTTCTGAACCTTACTGTTTTGATATGCTGCCAAATCTTCTAAGTAAATACTGTTCAAGTCAGCAAGTGGTTTATCACCACCTTCAACTGGGTCTTTACCAAACTCGGCTCGTGCTTCATTAAGCGTAATTATTTTCTTTTGGAACAATTGCGTTACACGTTCCAATTTAATTTGTGGATCACTATCAATTAATCGTGATACGTCATAATCAAGTGTGACTTCGTATGGCGCTTGTACAAATAACTTTTCTTCGATTTCAGCGTTCATCATTGAAAAGATTGGATATAAAGTGTTTCTGTAATACTCAATACCGGAATCTTTAAGTGATGTATTAACTGTTTCGATACCCAACTTACTCATTGGCAGTCCAAAAGCTTTAGCAACCTGTTGTGTACTAAACTTATAACTATTTAAAAAGTTCAACACTTCAGTAGGTACTTGCAGACGTTCAAATTTCATTGTGTCATCCAGTGCGATAAAGCCACCGTTGTTACTCAACTGACTATCTGCAAAGTTACGTTTCATTGCTGCTAATTCTTCATCGTCGAAACGACCTTCTTCATAGGTTAATATTGATGTGGATGTACCACCGTTTTTAAAGAAGTCATCTAAGAATCGTTTACTACCCATTGAGATGCCTATCTCATTCATTAGAGAGTAGAGAGGGCTATAACCATTGAAACCATCAAGTGAGAACATACGAAAATGTAATACATCTTCCACATCTAGCTGAACATGACCATCTAATTCATCTATATAGTGATACTTAATATGGTCATCAACTTGTTGTATAGATGTTGCACTGTTCTGCATGTGGTATAACTCAATAGGCTCTCCTTTTTCATCACGTACAATCTCAATGTATGAGTTACCATTTAAAAGCATGTTAGCCACTATGATGTATTTAAAGTGCCAAGCATCTAAATATGGATTAGGTCGTTTATTCAAAAGTTTAAGTATCTTCTTATCAGTATCTAAGTATCTGTCATGATCATTAAATTTAATACTCGTTGATGCAATGTCTTTAGATATAATATCGATAGCCGTAAACACGTCACTATTTTTTAGTGATTGTAAACCAGACCACGTTATCCCACCTACACCATTGACTTCTGTGAGCATTCGTAATGTATTTTTATCAACTGATACGTTATTACTACGTTTGAAACCGTTAAAATTAAATACTCCCATTATCTATTTCCACCTCCCTTCTTGAAAGGCTCGTCAATTGTCATCGCTAATCCAGTTAACAATATGCCTCCTATAATAAAACCCAGAGGTTGCCACGCTAAATAAGCACCATAAGCGATTGATACGACGCCTATAAGTACGATTAGGATAACTAATATATCTTTGGTTAACTTCACGCATACACCCCCTTAAATGAACATAGGTAATGCTCGTTTTTTCTCCCACACATGCTCACTTGCAATCACATAAGCAAATATAGTTGCCATAAGTGGGTCAATCTTTTCTCTGTTCATCTTTTTCTCAATCATTACTGAATCATTAACATTCTTTGCTACTGCATTTTTAATTGCGATATCTAACAAAGGGTTTTTATGATGCTTAATTTCTCCATTAATAACTTTGAATCTAAAATCAATATTAGGATTAGATAATGTTTGTTGCCCTTGTCTAATTTCTATGAGATCATAACGCCAATTACGTTTTTCAATTTCTGGTAGATAACTGTGTATAGCATAAGGGTCATAACAAATCGCTTGAACATCTAAATTATATTTTCTTACATAAGTTTCTATATGGTCCAATACTTGCAATGGATTAATTATTCCACTTTGCAAATCAGTAATCGTACAATAACCCTGTTGTTCAATTTGTCTATAATCAATTAAATCACGCTCAATCTTGCCTTGTAATCCACCTTTAGTTGATACAAATGAGTGACTTGTAACGTAATATTGCTTATTTGGTTCATCTAAATGAATAAAAGACACTGCTGTTAAATCATCTGCACGAGATAAATCTAAACCAATGTAAGTTTTTGTACCTTTTACATCGAAATCAGTTTCATTTTTCTTCCAATCTTCAAAGTTTAAGTAACTTTCTTCGCTTGCTTGCATCCAATAGTTGAAGTTTTTTACTAACACTTTAAACATCGTGCCTTTTTGCACCGCTTCATCAACACGTTTCTGCAAGAATGTTTCGATTTGTTCCTTTAATTCGTCTGATTCATTAATAAGTGGATTCGATTTTGCCCACATTGAACGGTCTTGCCATTCATCTTCACTATCTTGTTCATAAATAACCGCAAAATACTCTTCATCAGTGTATGAGCCATCTAAAATTTCTTTAGCGTAAGGCCATTCATCTGTATACATCGGTGCATTAAGATTAAAACCAGCAGTAGAGATAATAAATATCATCGATTGTAGTAAGTTACCTTGACCAGATTGTATAAGTTCTATCATTTCATTCGTTTTCGCTGCATGATATTCATCAATAACCGCCAAGAATGGTTCGAAACCGTCAACTGCACCCGTATCACGCGATAGAGGCATAACATACGAGCCATCTTTTAAGTTTTGTAACAACTCACGTACCTTTTTAACATCTTTCTTTAATTCTGGTACTTGCGATACGAAATACATTAGTTGTTTAGCAACCATGTTAAACACGATACTAGCCTGTTTCTTATCATTTGCAGCAGTAAATAATTGACGTCCTTCTTTTGGCTCGTTATCGAATAAGAACGAATAAAGGACAAGTCCACTAACCAGTAAACTTTTGCCCCCTTTTCTTGCTAATGATATAAATGCTTTTTTATATCGTAAATAATCATCGTCTGTAAACCAACCACGTACATTAGCTACAATAAACTTTTGAAACAATGCTAACTTATGAAACTGCCCTTTAGTATCTGGTAACGATTCCATAAATTTAATAACCTTCTTAGCACGCTTAGGCTTGTACACATAAGGAAAGTCATCATCTGTAATGCTTCGCTTGATGTCTTTTAAATGACGCACACACGCTAGCCTAGTGTCTTTACATGTGATGAATGTACCGGATAACACCATGACACAGTATTTATACGCATCGTCTTTGTAATCATCGGGTACATCTAATAAACTTTCGTACTCTTTAGATAGTTTTACGCTAGTCATCGTCATCAACACCAAACATGTCATACACAGATTGCTTTTTCTCGCTTTCTGTAGGGACGACCAACTTCATACGTGAATCAATTGTCATTCCTAACGATCCACACAACGTTTTTAACTCTTTCAAACCGTCCATATAGTTAAAATATTGTGGCGTGCGTTTCGTACCTTCTTCATTTATCGAGCCGAAGGTAATAATATGCTGATATGCTTCATCTGTTAAAGCTACCAACTGACAATAACGCTTAATTCTATCATAATCTAACTCTGCAATAGGCAATTGTTGTAATAAAGGCACAACTCGTAACCATTCCTTTTTACCATCTTCTGTTAGATCGTCTGGAATGTTCTCAACGTTAATTTTGTTGAATTGTTCTAATCCATTTTCACGTAATTCTTGCTGTTCCAATTCTTCTTTATTATGATTTCCTACTTTAGCGGCGTTTAATTTTCTTGGTCTAGCCATTTTTACACCTCCAATTGCCTAAACAGGCATGATTTCGATTTATAGTTTCTAGAATTTGGGTACAAATGAGTATCGAACGATTAAATAAAAAATATATTTTAGTAGCCGTCATATCGACCCTCGCCTTTTTCTGTTGCTATACTTCCGGTCTACGTCTCGGCTTATGTTCTATCCTGTTATGACATGCCGTACACACAGTGATCAGGTTATTCATATCCAACCTTCGTTTCCAATCATCTTTTAATTCCACAATGTGATGCACCATCAGACGTTTATCATTCACAATACCTTGCTTCAAACACTCTTGGCACAGGTACTTATCACGCAATAGCACTCTCTTACGTTTAGAACGCCATGCAGACGATTGGTAGAACTCTGTATACTTACTATCCTTACCATATCGAACGCTTGCATTGTACCTCTTACTGTTCCGTTTGCGTTGCTCTAGCAATTGGTCTTGAGTCATCGTCTTGTTACCTAAACGAATCTTTGGTTCTATGAAAGACAATTGAATCAACTTCTTTCATTTATATTTATAATTAAATAATTTAGTTTGATAAATAAAATATATTAATTTAGTTTCAATAATAAAAAAAGAAAAGACAAAGATAACTTTGACGAAAAGATAAAACATTTCTCTTTGTCTTAACTTAATTGAATCAATCATTAATGTTAATGATCAATTGTTCTAATCAACTTAATATATAATTGTTTGTTTACATCAATCTCTTAAACTGATTAAACCTTTTAAGTTTGTTGATTAGATTAATCATTGTTAATCACATTCATATAAGTTAATAATATATAATGTTTGAGCTTATGTTGTGATAACAATATAAAAAGAGAACACACATTGGGGTTGTGTGTCCTCGATATAATATAGTGATACTATTTAATAACAACTAAGAGTTTTACCTCATGGATCAATTATAAACTATAACCCCGTCAAACCAGTAATAGTGTCACAAGTGTCCTGATATGTCACATGTGTCCTAATCTGCCACCTGCATATTGTATATCTTGTTAACTATATCCCGTTTCCTTTCATCGTACCTATTCTTATTCATCTCCGCCTTTGGTAATATCTGGTAACGTTTATATCCCTTCATTACTTCTAGGAATATAAAGTCATCCTCGCTCAACTTGTCTTGGCAGTCATTGATAAACGCTATCTTATCCATTTTATTCTGTACGTGCTTATGGGCTTTCTCTCGTGCAATAACAACTGACTCTACCTTACTACTGTTAACACCTTGTGGTTTAGGTAGTGTAGCTTCTATACCATATTGCGCAATGCTATTACTATCCACATCTGGTAGTATCATCTCTAATGTATTACAGATACTTCTAAAGTTATCAATCATATATCGAATATCTTCCTTTGTGTACATTTAAAACCCTCCAAATTGTTTATACCACTGGTAACCTCTATGTTTATCTAACTTACCATTAATACATAAACTGACTTTTTCTCTTAAAAAACCATTCCTACCAGCTTCTGCTACAGATTTAAATCTTATTGTTTCTTTATTGTTAATATTTACTCCAATAACAGCTGTGCATTTCTTGTCTACAGATTTCTTCCAAGCCTCACTGTTTTTTCTAGTGGTTACTGATTTGTTAATCGCGTTACCATGCTCGATATTTTCTTTATGGTTACACCATTCTAAGTTATCTACTTTGTTATTTTTTGTGTTTTCATCTATATGGTTAATTATGTTTTTATTTAACTTTAGTGGTATAAAATGTTTAGCGACCAGTCTATGAATATACTCGCTTTTTGTCTTACCATTCTTATGAAGGCTTATTCTTAAATATCCATTACCATTATCGTTGTTCTTTATTAGTTTGTTTTTTCTACATCCCCAAACTCTACCGTGATCTGATATTCTATATAATTCCTCATAACCTACAATATCTTTCCAGTTTTCCATATCTATCCACCCGCTTTATAAATTCAAAGTCGTATTATCCTTTAAATCTCTTCCACTCTTGCATAGCCTTCTCAATATCTTCATCACTTGCCATATAAACGATTGTGTATTTCAACGCTGCTATTTGGTCATTCTTAATACTGTTTGATATGAGTAAAAGTATTGTGATGACACCCAATATTATTGATGTAATTATCCACATTGCTTCTCCTCCTCATAATCTTTCGGCTGATCTATCTCATCATTGGCAGATAGTTTAATTAGTATTTCATTCGTAACGTATTTGCTTAGTTCGTATAGGGTAATGATTAGTAGTGTTTTAAGTATTCGTTTAGGCGTTTCAGATTTGTATGTGCCTTTGGTGAAGTTATCTTTAATGAATTTCTTACTCATGAAGTGTTGTGTATTCACTTCAATATATTTATGTTTCTTTCCTTCCATAACAACTGGATGCTTTAATTTCTTAATTTCAAACACATCACCTGGCATTGCTCCTTCATCAAAACCAAGCATCATAGGTTTCTTTGGCATGTATTTAGTCATATCATCGACTCCCCAATCCTAGAATGTCCGTTCTAACTCTCTTAACTTCCATACCGTAACTTTCCGCTGTTTCTAACGCATCGTTATAATTTTCGAATAACTGTGCTTCATTAGTATCTAATGTTGTATGTGTCAATCTAAGGCCTGGTACAGAATCCTCGTAAACCGTTACAACCTCACCTGTGAACATTCTCCCTTCAATAGTAACCACATAATAGTATTTACCTATTTCCATCTCACTCACTGTCCTTTCTCATAATATATATTGAAAATAAAACACATCTTTAAAACCAATTCGAATATCGACATATGTTAGATATATCTATATGTTCTTTATCTTTCTTTATTTTGTCTCTAGCCTCTTCCTTACTCTCTGCTTCAACCACAGTAAACTTTTCATTCTCACGTGCTTTAGTTACATGTGTGAAAGGTGTGCCGGTTGAATCGGTTAGTGTTCTAATTAAATACTGTGTCATTTCCTCAACACTTCCTTAACTTTTTCGAGAATATCTTTCTTACAAGTCTGATTCTTTGATGAACGTTCCATTGATTGTTTTTCCTTTTCTTCCTTTGATTTCGTCATACGCGTACTGTAAACACTCCTCTAATGTCATTCCATGTTGTTGTGCCAATATAATTAATGTAACGACTGTATCGCCTATACCGTCTTTTAAATCGTCTAGTTTATTACGTGATAATGCTGCGCCAATTTCGCCAGCTTCTTCATAGAATTTCAATGCTTGTCTATCCGGATTACCATTGTCTAGGTTTTTGTCTATACTCCATTGCTCTACTTGTTTTACTAATTGATCTAGTGTGTTAGTCATTTATTTGCCCTCCGTTATATTTAAATCATCCAACTTCGCTCTAAAATATTTATATGTGCTGCTCGATGGTTTGTTGCCAATGTGTTGGGAGAATTCGGAGAGTAGGGATTTATATTTATCCGATTCTTTAGATAAATCTGTATACATAACACTTTTAAACCTCCAACTTTCAAAGAAACTGTCGCTTTTTACTCTTAGTCTTTCATTCTCACGTTTTAACCTCTTGTTTTCTTCATTAACTTTAACGATGTATTCATAGTCCCAATCCCGACTTTCTTTGAGTTGTTCATTCTCACGTTCCAACCTACTAACCTTTGCTTTATACCAAGATAGATCGTCGATAAGGCTGTTTCGTTCTGCTATCATCTTGTTATATTGTTCTGATAGCTTTTCATAATCTTTAACTGTGTTATTCACTCGCCATCACTCCTTTTAATTTATTTAACACTTTCCTGTTATGTGCTTTATCCTCTGGTAACACTGCTACTGTGAAACTATTAGCATTTACATATTTAAGATATCCAGAAAGTCCGTAATATTTTAATAACTGTGCCATTTCTTTGGTGTTCATCCCACCAGTGTTATATTTATAGCGAATGTTGATTGTGTTTGATAGCTGCATTACTTATCCCAATTCTCAAACGCACGCTCGATATACCATTTAGCTTTTTCAATATCTTCTTTACCGTTCTTATGTGGTGAACGTGCAAGATACTTAATAGCATTCCCAATGTGATAAGCTACGTTTGGATTATAGTGTTTTGTTACCTGCTCTATGAAATTTATCACTTCTATATCACCGTAGTTATAATGTGAAGGGTGGTTGACTGTGTCGTTACGCTTACGTTGTTGTAAGTCGTTGGATAATAATTTTCGAGATTTCTCAGTATTCTCTTTATCAAAGCCAATATGTTCCGTCTTATCTTCAATACTCTTAGTCCACAAATCAAAGTAGTTATCGTCTGTAATATCGTATAAGTTACCTAATGAATTGATAGTAGCTACATTGTCGTTATCATCATTGAACACTATTTCTTCCACACGTCCTACAACCGTCATACCTTCACTGTGTTCACTCTTGCCCATGCCATACACAATTACGTATTGATCTAAGTCTAAATCTCTAATCTTCATTAACTCCACCCCTTGAACATTTGATTCCAAGTATTGTCAAACCAGTATGGGTCTCTACACTTCGCATCCTCAATCATTTGCAGTCGTTCTTGTTCTTTACGTTGTTTAGCATCTAACTTATCTCGTCTACGTTCAGCACGTTCTCTGTCCTCTGCAGCGAGTCTTTCCACACCTTGACGTTGTTCATATTTTCTAATGTAATTTTTAAATTGACGTTTACCTTTTCTAGCTTGATATCTGATTACAGTATCAGTTAACTTCATACTTTTGGCCTCTTTGTAATCATCCACATCTATTAGTATTTCATCTGTTCCATCAAGCATTACGTAACTCAAATTACCTTTATCATCTTTAACCTTTTCCATTCTTGTTGGCATATTATTTGTCCTCCTAATAATCCTTAACTTGTACGTCTGATACTTTTCTGAATTTAATATCTTCAAACCCTAGTAACTCTGGGTTATTTACATACTTTTTATATAACTTATCTGCTTCACGTTCCTGTATTTCCTCCAAATCGTAATTGTCTGCCACAGGTACCGTCACTTCCTGTTCAACTTCCACTTTGATTTGTAGTGTGATTGTTTGTTCCATTGGAATCACTTCGCTTTCTTGTGTTCTCGTCTAGCCTTAATTAAATCTTCATACGTGATCCACTCTAGTCCTGTGTATTTAGGTGCTTTACATATCCACGTTAGCTTTACATTGGGATATAAGTATCTAAAGAACTTAGCTTTTAACTTAGCTGTTTCAGTGGCCATACCTTTCACGTCTATTACTTCGATTAACTTCCCTTCACTCAACAGTGCAAAGTCTGCGATATATTCTGATTTACGCTGCTTACCTATTTTAGGTATTAGTTCGTATCTTGGTTGCACTTCTATTTCATCGAATCCATCTATATGCAATCGATTTTCTAAATGTTTGTAATACTCACATTCAACTTTGCTGTCGAACACAATTCCTTTGTACTCAACTTTCTTAGCGTTGTATTTACTCAAATTGCCCACATCCTATAGATAATCAAATATGCTTGTTTGTTCTTTGTCATTCAGGTTATATATACGCTTGATTTCATCTAATCTTTCGTCAGTTACGATATCTTCATCAATTCCTAACGACTTTTTCAATCCAGCTACACTATTTCTGTTTCTATCTAGTGGAATAACTGTCGCTACAACTTTTGAATTTTTATCCTTTAACGTGTATCTCTGACTTAATCCCATTTAACACACCTCACGAACAGCCGCTGTAGTATTACGCTTAGCTTTTTCTGCAAATAAAAGTTCGTCTAACATTGAATCGTCTCCATGCGAACCATCAATAAACTTCTGTGCGTAAATATCACTTATATTAGGATTCTCTAGAAAATCTTTTACATATTGAATTGTTTTTACCATGTGTCTCTCTCCCTGTAATCATCACCAAGCACTCTTACTTGGCGTGAATTATGTTTCATACGTGAATTGATACGTTGCCAATTCATGTTTTGATTTAACTCTTTATCACTAAAGTTCGTAGTGAATATGTTATTTTTACCTACTCTGTTATCAACTATGCTAAATAGTTTGTTTAATGTATGTTCTGTGTTCTCAACACCTATATCGTCTAATACAAGCAAGTCTATGCTGCTAAGTAATTTGACTAACTCGTCTATAGTTTCAACTGCATTTTTATTGTAAGTAGCTTTGATACGATCCATTAACATTGGTATGTGCATAAATGCTACTGAATAACCTTGTGCTTTAACCGCTTTAGCAATTGCATACGCTAGGTGTGATTTGCCTGTTCCATATGAGCCTTGCATGATTAATGACTTAGGTTTATCTACAGAAAATGTTTTAACGTACTCTATAGCAGTTTGTTTAGCATCTGTTTGTGATTGGTTCTGTGGTTGATAATTATTCACTGTGACTTCTTGTAATGAGTAATTAACATTAGATTGATTAAATATATTATTGATTGCTTTCTGCTTACGTTTTTTCTCTGCTTCTTTGCCTGCTGCAATCATGCTACACTCACAACCATCACGATATTCATAACCACTACTAAATGTGTGTAGATCATATCTGTTACCGCACTTTTCACAATAAAGTCCTTTCTCTACGTCATTAGCTTCATATTGTTTAAGCGTTTCTGTTATTCTAGGGCTTAACATGCGTTTCATTTAATCACTCCTAATCCCAATAACTAGGGTCATACTTCATACGTTCTAGTTGGTCTTGTCCAGTATTTTTTATTTCTTGATTGAGATAGCCTTCAAATTTATTGCCGAATAATGTTTCTGGTCGTAAGAACTTTTCCATCTCAGTACCTTTCCATTCAGTAACTTTATTGTTAATTACAGTTTGAAATGCCTGCTCGTCAAAACCGTCTTTAAATCTAGATTTGATTAAGTCTCTAGTCTTCCTAGTTGTAGCTTTATAGTGCTTACCTGCTGATTGATTAAGATATTCTATAATCGATTCATAAGGATACACAGTCGAGGAACTCGACATAGTATTACCATCATTATTAGTATTGTTATTATTAGTTAAATCATTATTAGTACTATTATTATTAGTAGTATGCCTTTGACGGTTTTCCGTTTGCCCGTTTTCCGCCAAACCGTTTTCCGTTTGCCCGTTTTCCGCCGAAGGCATTTCGGTTGGAATCTCATAAACTAGGTATTCATAGCCTTTGAATGTCCCTTTTTCACTTCTTTTTAATGTTCTTTTGATATAACCAGCACCCATCAATTCTTTTACAGCACTATTTACCGACTTAATACCGTCTGTCATGTGTTTCTGAATTTCGCTAGTGTAAATTTGCCAATCGTTAGGTCTACTTAATAAATAAAGTAATACACCTTTAGATCTAGCTGACAATTTAGGGTCGTATATAAATTTTTTGTGTACCAATACGAAATCTCCATCTTGTTTAACCGTTCTAAATGTTGCCATCTTTCTCACCTTCTCCGTACAATATCCATTCAACCGTTGTGTCGAAGTCGATTGCCATTTGTTTTAATACGTCCATCTTCGGTATATTCTCTCCACATTCCCAACGGATTACAGCCAATCTTTTAACGCTATATCTTCCGCTGAATTGAACCTGTGTTTCTTCTGCTGCTGTTCTAAGGTTAGCTATCCTGTAACCCATAAAACGTCTATCTCTATAATTCAAAGGCCTAGCCTTCATTGTTTTTCACCTCGTAACATGCTGTTTAATTTGTCATCTACTGCTATCCAGCTATTGTGTAAGTGGTATAAATCATCGAATGATTGAACACCGATATTATGCTGTTGGTTATGATGCCGTCTACATAATGCAAGTACATGTTTATCATGATGATTCATTGTTTTACGGTTCATTCCACGTCCTACAGTTTCATAATGAGCTAAATCACTTCCAGGCTTGCCACATATCACACAATTACGGTTGACTGTCGCCCAGTACAACATTGCTTTTTCACCTTGCAATAGTTCGCTTGTTTCAACTCTCATAGGTACTTGATGATGGAACATGAACGCTATGATAAGTTCGATTAATTCGCTTGCTATTTTTCTTGTGCAATTTCGTAAACTGATACGTTCATAACCATTCATTATTTCCAATTCACTTTGGAATCTTTGGCGCAATGCTTCTACTGGTTCACCCCAATACAACTCAATATCTCTACACAATGCGAATATCTTTTTACGTTGGTCAGTAGATATTAATTTGTTATCTGGCACAGTTACATCAACATTCACTTTGTAACCGTTATCAATAAGTTCTGTGTGGCTATTCTCTAATTCAACACCAGTGGCAACGACGGAATATGTACCGTCGCTATCCAGTTGGTATCTTGTAATTTGTTGCATTTAATCACACCTTAGAATGGGAGGTCATCATCGTTTATATCAATAGGTCCATTAGCAAAAGGATTACTTTCATCGCTTAAAGACCCTTTTTGTTGGTTTTGACCTTGTTGTTCTTTACGTTTCATTTCGTCTGTTTTAGGTTCTGGTTTATTAACAACTTCATCACCTTTGTTCCAAACTTTCACGAATGATAGACGTACAAAGTATTTGCCTTGATCTTCGTTAAACTTATTTTTAAGAACTACAGTACAAAATTTATTAACTAAATCGTTTGTATCAAATGTTAAATCAGGTAAATTTAATTCAATGCCTAATCTACTTAAAAATTCAACATATTGTTTCTCTTGGAAATCTTGTTGGAATGGTGGTACGAATTGATTGTGTTTATATTGCTTGCCTTCTCCATTTTCAAAAACGACTGTGAAATATCTATTCTCCTTATCGTTAAATTCAACATCTTTAACCTTCACCGTAAATTCTCCAGCGCCTAAGAAGTCGCCACCTTTTAAGAATGCTTCTTGATTCATTTCTTTAATGTGTTGTGCTTGTCCGTTAATTTTCATAATTTATATACCGTCCTTTATTTTTAGTTTCCGTTTCTGATTGCTTCTACTACGTCGTTAATACTTGGATTAACAAACCGTTTGTCATTGATTGTCACACTTTGTGAGTGTCTAATTTTCGTTTCGAATAAACTTGAAGGTTCTGCATTTAATACATAGTCGTAATTTTTTTGACCGTCTACTTCTGTTTCTTCAATAGTCATTCTTGCTAATACATCTGATTGGCTTACAACTGCTTTTTTAATCTGTTCTTGAGCTTCTATAGTGATAGTTGGATTAATAGTTCCACCTTCGTCATCTTTGTCCTTATTGATGCCCTCATGTCCACTGATAGCTAAATGAAATTGATATTGCTCTTGCAGCTTAGAAATGTAACGATACATGCTAACTATTCTTGTAGCTGTTTCTCCCCAATCATTAAATGTAGGCTTTCTATTTTTGCCGCTCATAACATCATCAATTGTTATATCTCTTAGTTTTTGTATAGTTTCAATCACAACTACATCAATTTCCTTACCGTTACTTCGTAATCGCTCTAATATTTGTGGCAACATTTTAATTACATATGAAAAGTGTTTATAATTTTTAACTGATACAACTGCTCCATCTTCTGTAACTGTTGTCCCATCTTCATTAATATCAAGTACAAGTGCATTGTTATCTTTAGTTAAAAAAGTTGTTTTACCTGTTCCAAACTTCCCGTATATAGCAAATTTATAAAACTTATTGGCGTTCTGTTTACTAATATCTTTAACGCCTAATTGCGATAAAATATCTTGTTCTTCAGTCATCATGTACCTCCTTCAATTGATCTACACTGTATGTTTTATAATATTTTTTTGTCACTGTAGTTTCTGTTTCAATAAGATGTTCTTCCCATTGAATGTTTATTTCTTCTAATCCTGTTAAACGCCTAGCATTTCTACGCTGAATGTTGTAAGTTGCATCTTCTGGATGGTTAGGTTTATTTGTTATATATCTACGTTTTCCGTCTTGTTCTTTGATTAGATAAGCTACTTCTTTTGTTTCGTATTCTTCTGCCATTTGACGAAACACCTCAATTCCGTGTATATTTAATTTGTATATTTTGTAAATCTTCCGACTGTTAGGCATTGGCGTGCTTATCAGTCTTTTTTTCTGCGTAATGGCTATTCCAAAATGCGTAACTACCAATGAAACTTAAAACACTAATTACTAAACTGTAATGAAAGTCGAAAGTGATTAGTGCAAACAACATTGTGAATAGTATTGCTGTTGACCATGCTAAAATGTGTTTCATGCTATCCCTCCTTAATTAAATATTTCTGAAAAGTTTTCCTTTAAAAACTTCTGCATTGGTTCTCTATTAAAAGCCCATTTGCCACCATCTGGATAGTAAACAAAGTGTTTAAGTTGCTTAATGTATTTTGGATTGTCTAATATATTTTTCATCAACCATTGATATCCAAATCCAGTTTCATCTATCAAATCTTGCATCGACCACCAGATTGGTTTTTCTTTTTCTTGTAGCTCGTTATATTCTTCTCGAGTAATTAACACGTACTCTTCTGGGATCGTTACTGTAAGTTGTGTCATCTTAGCCACTCCTTTCTGGTATAATTTATTTATCGCTACTGCGATAGTAGGTGGTGAAAAATTATGATGAAACCTTATATGCTAACCTATGATTTAAATTCACCTGGACAAAAATATGAAGAACTAAGAAACGTTATAAAAGAAGAAATTTCTAATGGTTATTGTAATTATTGGAAATCTTCATTTTTATTCCGTTCTGCTTTAACGCCTTCAGAAATGTTAGATAAATTAAAACCTTATCTCGATTCAGGTGATAAATTGTTTTTTGCAGAAATAACAGATAACCATCAAGGGTGGCTAACCAAAAGTCAATGGGATTTTATTAATCAAAATATCTTTGACTAGAATTTGCTCATTGAAGGCTTTGTTAAATCGGATAATCCATTCGAATCTTCGGGAATAAATCGTTTATTCTTATTAACACTCTTAATCTCTTCCGCCAAGATGACGATTAGGAGTGTTATTTTTAATGCTTGTTTTAGGTTCATACTTAATCCTCCTATAGCTTTTATTATTTTAGTTTCGTACAATAGTGTTATCTCCTAGTGAAAGGAGGTGTTATTATGGCTAAACTTGAATACGTTATGAATATGCCACCTTCTTTTTGTCCTGCATGTGGACGTGAATTTAACTTTGATTCTTCTAAATCCACTAATAAATGCAGCAAACAAAGCTGTGGTACTAAAGTAAAAGTCAAATAACTTTTCTACCTAGTGGTTGTTACAGCAACTGCTAGGTTTATTTAATTTCAAGAATAGTTTCAATAGATCTAGTTAAATCTAAAATCGTGTCTGCCTCGTTAGTAATTTGTATTTTTTTAAGTAATGCGATTATTGTTTCCTCTTTTACTTTTTTTAGTTCTTTCATTACGTTTCCTCCTATTGTTCGATTTGTGATGTGGTCCTCTTTAAGGGTGTCCACATTATGGACAGCCTTTTATTTCTACACACAATATGTGTAATAATTGAGGTGGCAAGTAACCACCCCATGTGGTATAATTAGATAAACAAGAGTTTCTTGTCTAATTTGTAATCTTTTTTACGATTTTTGTTGTAGATGTCTGTCAGTACAAATGGCAGGCATTCTTTTTTTGAATTAAAATTTGGACGTTGCTTATTAACATCTGCCATTAAGTTGTCGAAACCTTTTTGTTGTAATCTCTTCAGTAAGTTATCCTTTTTTAGAACGTCGTAGTAAGTTGCTAGAAACTTAGCAAAACCTTCCATAATGTATCCTTGAAAGAATGTTCTCTCTACACCGAATGAGTCTTTAATGAAAGTTAGTGTTTCAGTCAAACCACGACTACCATATTTGTTGTACACACGTTCTAGTGAACGATAAGCAGTTATATAATTTTGTGTTGGATTGTTATTGTCGTAATCGATGTCTAAACCAGCCTCTAATACGCTGAACAAAATTAGTTCTGCATTTTCATCCCCTTGTTTCAAACTTGCTTTTGCCATTGAGTTTGGAGATTTAGTAGGTCTAGTGTTGATGTTTTTATAAAGTTTAGCTTCTTCTGTAACAGTTAATCCTTCGTGAACCTTAGCAGGTACTGTTCCAATTCCTAGTTCTTTTAATGCTTGTACTCTATGTTGACCATCAATGATGTAGTAGTAGCCGTTATCTCGTCTGTTAACTACGATTGAGTCAATTGAAGCCTCGTCAAAGTTATTCACAATACGCTTGACTTGCACCTCTTTTACTGGTGACTGATAACTCATATCTGTTTGTAATTCGTTTACGTTTAAATTTCTTAATTTCATAATTAATATCCTCCTACTTTTATAAAGTGATTTATTTTTTCTTGTGCTTGTTTTAATGATTTGTAATTTAAAGTTGATAAGACTTTATCGAAAACTTCGAAATCATCTATTTCTCTATCGTGTATATCGATAATTTCTTCTAATGCACTTACTAATGCGTTTGCCGAAGTTTCATATTGCATCATGCGTCTAACTTCAGGCTCTACTGCTCTTGAGTCTCTATTGATTTGTTCTCTTGCGTCGATAGGTTTATCTTGTTTTGCCTCTTGTTTTTCAACCACTGGCTCCTCCTTATGACGTTGTGATTCGTAGAATTTAACTTTTTGTTCAAGCTCCTTGTTCTCGCGCTTAAGTTTGTTAGCTTGTTCCTTCGCTGTTTCGTAATCCTCTGGTTCCATGTAACGTTCAATCACTTCAGACTCTTTATCCTCTGCCTCCTCTAGTTGCTTACGTGCAATTGATTCAGAACGTTGTGCTTGTTCAAGTTGTGATTGGAGTTGTGATTTTTCTTCATCACGTTGTTTGAGTTGTTTCTTCAATTCACGCAATTCTTTAACAGTCATTTCATCAGGTGTTTTCGTTTCACCTTTTAAAGTTGTGTGTTCTATTGTGCGTTCTGATTCAGGTAAAGTTGCTATTTCGTATAAGGCTTGCATTCCTAAATTCGAGGACATCCTCGCATTTAATTCTGGCGTATCATAAATTTTAATCATCTGTTGAGCTACACGTTGATTAAGGTTTACTTTTCCTAACCATTCTGACCACTCTCCGTGTGCTAAGTCGTTTTCTTTCACATGTTTTAATCGACGCCCAATTTCGAATATCGACTGACCAGCAATGTTTTGATAGCTTTTAATTTCAGTTTCTATAGTTGTTAAGTCATCACTTAGTTGTAATTCATTCAATTAATTTACCTCCTTGTTTTTATTTTGTTCTCTATCGGGAACGTTGTGTGTAAAAAAAATATCTAAGTTATTAGTTTCGTAACCTAATATTTTAGCCATTTTTATAAACTCATTTGCACCGATATCTACAAATCCGTTTTCTCTTTTGGCATAAGGTGTTCTTGTTTTCCACCCCATTTTGTGAGCCATCTCATCTTGCGTAATTCCACAAGCAATTCTTTCGGCTCTCAATCGCTTGAGATTCAGTATCATGTTGTCACCTCCAATCGTTCTCGTTTGAGAACTGTATATAACTTAACACGCTTCGTTCTCGTTAGTCAACACTTTTGTTATTTTTTTACTCAAAAAAGTTTTTTCTTCCTATATATTGTATTCTTTCGGGAACGGTGTTATAATCAAGATGTTCACTTAAGAGAACAAATAAATTATTCGGGAGATACTAAAAATGAGAACAAATGATGAAATAATCACGGTAATTAAAACAACATTAAAAGAACAAAACATGTCACTTAGTGAATTGGCTCGTCGTGTGGGAATGGCTAAATCTGCTGTATCACGTTATTTAAATTTAACTAGAGAGTTCCCTTTGAATCGTGCAGAAGATTTTGCTAAAGCACTTCATATTAGTACTGAATATTTACTTGGGTTTGAAGAAAATGAACAAGAAAAACCAGAACAAGACACAATCGCAGCACATTTTGACAAAGAGGATTTAACTGAAGATGAAAAACAAGAAGTTGAAGATTTTATTAACTATCTAAAAAGTAAACGTAAATAGAAGTAATAGTTTAATAGGATAAAGACATATGCTGAACTTTGTGGAAACACAAAGAAGCCACCGATAAAAAACGGTGGCGATAACATAATTGAGTAACGGAACTACTACCAAAGACAATTCAATCAACTTACTTTCTAAAGATATACTAAATAATTCAGGAGAGATGCCTTCTATGAAATTCAACTTTGACTCAACTGATTTCTCTAGTTCTCGAATAGAAGTACCTGATTTTAATACGTCTAACATTTCGCTATCTGGTAATTTATTGCCCTACTATACGGTAATGTATAGTTTGCATCGGGTGAATTCAAAGGAAGCCTAAGTCCATTGGATAAGGTAACTTTGAGCCAAGCTTTTTATAAGGAAGGTGCAACGCATAGTTTCTGAAATAACGAAACCACGAGCGCCCGATATCCTATCAACAATATTATAACATAAACTTATTACCAATTATAACTTTTTATAATAAAGGGAGTATTAGATGGGGAAATATGAAGAATTAATTTATGAATACCGAAACTTGAACATCACTGAAACTAACATACTGCCTAGTTTTCAATCAGGCATGTATTACAATAACCAAATTTATATTAACAGTAATAGATCCGAAGCAGTTAAGTTAGAAACGCTAGCAGAAGAAATTGCACACCACAAACTTACATACGGGGATATAACTGACCAATCAAAGTTTAATAATAGAAAATTCGAAGGATATGCAAGACGTTATGCTATGGAGCAAATTATTTCGTTACAGGGAATTGTGGATGCATTTAAAAATCATTGTCATAATTTATATGAAATCGCCCTATTCTTTGAAGTATCAAAAAGTTATGTGTTAGATGCTATTGAGCATTACAAAATGAAGTACGGATTATCCACATACTATAAAGGTTATGTAATAAAATTCGAGCCTTTACAAGTGTTTGAGTATAAAAATGTAGAATAAATATATAAAGGAGATGAAAGAATTGTCTTTGAATTCTAATTTACATAAAGCTAAAAATTCTAAACAAGATGAGTTTTACACTCAAATTTCATATATAGAAAATGAAATGAAACATTACGAAAAATATTTTGAAAATAAGCATGTTTTTTGTAACTGTGATGATCCAGAATATAGTAATTTTTGGAGATATTTTGCTTTAAACTTTGATAGATTAAAACTAAAAAGACTTACATCCACACATTATTCAGAAATTAAAGAAGAAACTTTTCAAATGGATATGTTTAAAGAAGTGCCTAAAGAATTTATCAACAAAAAAACTTTTATTACATTAGAAGAAACAGGTATTGAACTTCCTTTAGGATATATGACAAATATCGAAAATGGTTCTGGTGATTTCCGAAGCGAATCCTCAATCGAAATTTTAAAAATGTGCGATATTGTAGTAACTAATCCTCCTTTTTCTTTATTCAGTGATTATATTAAACAATTAGTATTGTATGATAAAGATTTTATAGTTTTAGGTAGTCAAAACGCATTAACTACAAATAGTATTTTCCCTCTTCTTAAAGAAAACAAGTTATGGACCGGTGTATTTGCTGGTAACATGGAGTTTAGAGTTCCAAATGACGATAAGTATAAACGTGATGGTAAAAGATTTTGGATTGACGACCAAGGCGATTATTGGCGAAGTTTAGGCAACATTTGTTGGTTTACAAACTTAACACACTATAAACGTAAAGAAGAACTACTGCTTTATAAGAAATATACTCCAGAAACTTATTATAAATTTGAAAATTATGATGCAATTAATGTTGATAAAGTTAGTGAAATCCCCTTTGATTACACTGGTCCGATGGGCGTGCCAGTCACTTTTATATATAAGCATAACCCAAACCAATTTGAAATATTAGGGCAAACACACTCTGGAGATACTAGCTTAGAAGTCGAAAAAATTAGAACTTCGACCAATCATCGACATAGGGGTTTTATTAATGGAAAACAAAAATATGCACGAGTATTAATTAGGAGGATTAGTAATGAAGATTAAATTATTTGAAATACCTGTAAAAGATATAGTCGAAAATTACAACGATGATGGAGAAGGCGGAGTAATTGGTTATGGTGGAAAATTAAATATCAGACCACCTTACCAAAGAGAATTTGTTTATGATAACAAAAAGAGAAACGCAGTCATTGATACATTATTTAAAAATTTTCCGTTAAATATTATGTATTGGGTGAAAGTAAATGATGAAAACTATGAAGTCCTAGATGGGCAACAACGTACAATTGCTATTAGTCAATTTTATAATAATGAATTCACTATTAATTATAAAGGATTTAATAATTTAACTTCAGACAAACAAGAAGATTTTTTAAATTATAAACTAATGATTTATATTTGTGAAGGAACAGATAGTGAAAAATTAGAGTGGTTTAAAACAATTAATATAGCTGGTGAAAAACTAACAGCTCAAGAGTTAAGAAATTCAGTATATGCTGGCCCTTGGCTATCCGATGCAAAAAGATACTTCTCAAGATCTAATGGCCCGGCATATGGTAAAGCAAAAGATTATATGTCTGGTTCACCAATTCGTCAAGATTATTTAGAAACAGTTCTGAAATGGATTAATAACGGGGAAATAGAAGAATACATGTCGAAACATCAAAACGATAAAAATGCTAATCAGTTATGGCAATATTTTTCTGGTGTTATAGATTGGGTCGAGTTACTCTTTCCGCCTAAACATTATCGCAAAGAAATGAAAGGTATCGATTGGGGGTATTTATATAATAAATATAAATATGATGCCTTTGATGCAGATGATTTAGAGAAAAGGGTCAAACCATTAATGGAAGACGATGAAATTAAAGCGAAAAAAGGTATATACTATTATATTTTCAATAATGATTATAAAAGTTTAAATCTTCGGGCTTTTAGCCAATCACAAAAAAGAGAGGCATATGAACGACAAAACGGCGTTTGTGTGAAATGTGAAAAGCAATTTGATTTAAGTGATATGGAAGCAGACCACATTACCCCATGGTCAAAAGGTGGAAAAACAGATGCATCTAATTGTCAAATGCTGTGTAAGGAATGCAATAGGAGGAAATCGGATAAGTAGTTTATTTAAGGGCACAGTATGGTGCCCTATATATTTTTATCTTTTTTAGGAGGAATAACAATGACAGTCAAGAAACAAGGAAATAAATGGCGCTACGATTTCGTGTTAAACGGTAAGCGTTATAGAAAATCGGGCTTTACGAAGAAAATAGATGCAACTATAGCAATGAATGACGCTTTCGAAAAAGCTAATAAAGGATTTGCCCAAGATGATAAAACACCGTTTGTGAAATACTTTAATTCGTGGATAGAAGTTCACAAAGAACCCTATCTAACACCTAAATCAGTGAAAACATACTATAATGCAAAGAATGTTTTTGAAGAACACTTTGGTAACTTAGCATTAAAAGATTTAACTAAAACGAAATATCAAGAATTAATTAACTCATACGCTAGTACACGAACGACAGAATCAGTACGGAAGTTAAATTATTGTTTACGTTCTGCTATTCAAGACGCATTACACGAGGGCATTATTTATAAAGACCCTACTTATAAAGTTAATATAAAAGGTGCAGTTAAAGAGCAACCAGAGGAAGATAAGTTTATGCAACTAGAAAATTTTTATAAGTTAAAAGAATATGCACAAAGTCAAAACCAGCTATCCTACCTTTTTATATATTTAGCTATTGTAACTGGTGCTAGATTTAGCGAAATTCAGAAAATGAGATACAAAGATTTCGATTTAGAAAATGAAACTGTTCATATTAGAGGTACTAAAAACGTTACTTCAGATCGTGTCATTAAAATATCACGTGAGGATATTAAACATGTTAGACAAGTATTAAATGACTTCCCTATTAATTTAAATGGAGATATATTTAGAACAGGCGCATCGCTTATCACACACAATGCAGTTTCTAAGGTACTACAACGCTTTTGTTTGAACAATAAAATCGGTAATTACACATTGCACTCCATACGTCATACACATTGCTCTATGTTAATACATGAAGGTATATCAATATATTATATTTCAAAAAGATTAGGGCATGCAGATATAACCACTACCCTTTCTACTTATAGTCATTTATTAGAAGAAAGTCAAAAACAAGAAGAAAGTAAAACGCTAGAAGCCTTGCGCCACATGTGA